GAGGCAATCTGACGCGCGACCCCGACAACACTTTGACGCAAGCAAATACGGAAAATTGACGAAGAATCTAACGAAATAACGAAGCGAACGATAGAAACCGCGTCATTGAGCGATTCCGCTGGTAACAAAAGCGGAAAATGTTACATTCGGCGGGGATATGACGGAGGATAGGCGAATAGGGGGCGGGGCATGTAGAGGCGTGCCGGAACTTCCCCTCGGTTTTAAATCCGGATATCAAAAAATCATTTCGACTTTATCGGAAAGGAAGGCGATAAATCTGCGTCATCATGACGTAATCGAGGCGATGTACAAGGAAGGATATGCGACGTCAGAAATCGCGGAGGCGGTCGAATTATCGACGAGGCAAATCCGCAAGGTACTTAATCAACGAGGCGTCGAATTGCGCGGCAGACGTCGAGCCGGCGGTTATTGCATCGACGAGGGTTTCTTCAAGCAATGGACGGCGTCGATGGCTTATGTTGTCGGATTTATCTTTGCTGACGGACATATATCGGGCAATTCGATAGTCATCTCGCAAGCTAGTCGCGGAATTTTGGACGAAATAAATAACGTTATGGAATCAGATTGCCGTATTCATAAGAACGAGGACGGCGTCTTTTTATTGTCAATCCATCGAAAGGAAATGGTCGGAGATTTAAAGCGAATAGGAATAGAGGACGATTTCCCGCAAGTGCCAGCCGAATATATGAGCGATTTTATACGCGGCGTATTCGACGGCGACGGCTGGGTCGATAAGCGAGGATATGTTGCGAATATTACTAACGCAAATAAAAACTTCGCACGCAAATTGCATCGGATATTTAACGAGCAAGAATTTAGTGGAAGAATTACGGAGCAAGATAACGCCTATCGAGTATGGGTAAGCGGAAAGGACGACGTAAGAAGATTCGGCGAATGGATTTATGGCGGAGAGCTTAGCGGGCTATATCTCGAACGTAAGCGAAGAAGATTCCCGCGCAGACAAAAAGAAAAGACGTCCGCCTGACTTACAGGCAAACGTCGATATACACGTCGTCAATCTGTTCGGCTTCTATTCCGATATAGCGGAGCGTCTCTCTTTCGGACGAATGATTGAGGACGCTCATTAATAGCGGAAGCTCTACGCCGCGCATATACGCATGATAGGCGAAGCTCTTACGCAAACTGTGGCAACCAACGCGGGCATTGACACCGGCATAATCAGCCGCGCCGCTGAGGATACGCCAAGCCTGAACGCGACTTATAGGCTTGTCGCCTTTACGGCTCGGAAACAACCAATCGGAAGGGCGAGCATCTTTCGGAATTAATTCGTCGGCCGCCTTTCGAATAGCCTCGTTAATTTTGATGCGCTTGCCTTTGCGGGTCTTGACTTCGGTTAGCTCGATATAGTCGCCGGTCAAGTCTCGAACACGGAGCCGGAGCAGGTCGCTAATCCGGAGGGCGGAATTAATGCCGATTTTGAAAAGAAGTAAATTCCGCGGGTTATCTGCAAGAACCTTTTTCATTAATTCAATATCCTTTTTTGACTTAATAGGTTGAACTGACATTTGAATGCAACTCCTTTTTTAATATGTTACATACATCATAAACGAAATATAAACTATTGTCAAGCGGTTATAAAACGAATAATAATACGATTTAAGCGTATTTAAGGGCTTTCTAATGTAATTCTATAGGCGTAAGCTAAAAACGCCTAGAAACGCCTTAAATCAACGAATAGAGGTATACGAGAGGAGGCGGTAAGTTGGCTTGGGTCAATGGCGAATGGTTAAACCAAAATAAACGGAGGGAAATGATTTCCGTCTATCGCGAATATATCGAAATCATGGACGAGCAGTTTCCGACGGTCGAGGCGTTAGAACATGCCGGCCATCTTGAAGAATATTACGAACAAGCTACGGAACTCGAACGGTTGGAACGGATTGATCGCTGCGAAAATGATACTTACGAATTTGCGCTCGAATATTTTTCGGAAGCACGTAATCCGGGCAATCCCGGAAATTGGGAAGGCTTCGATATCGAACGCAAATCGGACGCGCCGGACTTTCATCTCGAAATGACGGACATTATCGATATGGTATCGTCAGAGCGTCGGAACGCAAAGGTCGCAGTAGCGGCGCCTAGGTCACATGCTAAGTCGACATGGTATACGAAGGATTTTCCGATACATCAAGTTGTTTACCGACTACGTAAATACATCATTATTATCTCGGAAACACCGTCAGTTGCGACGGCAAATATGGAGTGGATTCGGAATCAGCTGAAATATAACGAAAAGCTGCGCGAAGATTTCGGCCCGTTATTATCGCCGAAGGATCAAGCGAACGAACGAGATAATAGCGAAGAATTTATCGCATGGCATGAGGACGGCAGCGGAAGACGGCGTCATTTGACGCTCGTACAGGCGGCTTCGACCGGACAAGCGCTTCGAGGGCGAAATTGGAACGGCTCGCGACCGGACCTTATTATTTGCGACGATTTAGAGGACGCAAGGCCGGGCGGTAACGCTTCGACGCCGGAGCAACGCGAGAAGCTGCGCGATTGGTTTAGTCAAACGGTTATGGCGCTCGGAGATCCTCGAGGAGAACGGACGGCATTTGTTGTCGTCGGAACGACCGTACATTTCGAGAGCTTGCTTATGACGATATTGCATCAACGCTCGGACTTCGAGTCGCGCGTATATCGGGCAATTATCGAGGAGCCGGAGCGGGCGGATTTATGGGAGCAATGCCGCGAGATTTACATTGACCGCGAAAATCCCGACCGATTGGCCGATGCGAATAAGTTTTACAAAGAAAACGAAAAAGAATTACTGAAAGGCTCGCAGGTATTATGGGGCGACGTACAGCCGTTATATAAATTAATGCGATGGAAATGGGACAACGGATCGAAGGCGTTTAATACGGAATATATGAATAATCCGATTGACGAGGATTCAATGATTTTCAATCCGGAAGAATTTACGTATTGGGATAGCGTCGATCCGAGCAGAGAATTTCCGCATGAGGATTACGTTATATCAATGGGCGTTGACTTTGCGATGGGTAAAGAAAAAGGAGACTTCTCGGCGGTCAGCGTTGTCGCCAAACATAAAGAGAAAGGAATTACTTACGTTGTCGACTCATTTATCGAACGGATATTGCCGGACGGCTTTATCGATAAGATTGTCGAAATGACGTTAGAATGGCAGCCGGACGTAATTGGAGTCGAAAGCGTAGCAGCGCAGGAGTTTTTTGCGGATTATCTAAAGACGGAGCTTGCGAATGAGGGCTATCCGTCATATACGCGGTTAAAAAAGATATACTCGCGAAACAGGAAGGAGCTACGTATAGAGTCAATGCTGCCGGCGATAGAAAACAAGTCGCTACAATTTACGCGACGGCATCACGCTCTTCTCGAGCAATTTGAGCGATATGGACAAGGAGGAGCGGATGACGGTATAGACTCGCTAGAAATGGCCGTTAGATCGGCAACCGAGTCGGAGGCAAAAATACGAACCGTTCGCCGTATGAATCGCTGGCGATAAACAAAACGAAAGGAGGACGATATTTTGACGTTAACATCACGCACGAAATACATTAAAGCGGACTACCAGCTCATGAGTCCGGACGATATTAACGCGCTTATTTTTAACGCTTACCAGCAATCACTCGGCAAGGAAACGCGAGAACGTATCTCGAAGCAGCTCGATAACTATTCGTATTATAGCGGGCGACAGCATCGCGACGATTACGGCAACCTCGTCAAGGCGGAGCAGTTAGAAAGGCCGAGCGGTATTGATTACGACCCGACGCGTTACGCCACGAATTACTTTAAGGCGATTATCGACCGCAAAGCACGGTGGCAAATGGGCGGACAGCACGGCATAAGCGTACCCCGCCGACAAATCGATCCGATAGAGGACGTGCTCTCGGACGATTATGAGCCGAGCTCGGCCCAAAGAGCCGAGAACGAGCGGGCCGAGAATTACGAGCGCTTGCTTTATCAGTTATGGGACGAGAATCGAATGCGCGCCCGGTTAGTTCAGGCGGCAAGGGATCGGCTGGTCGCTAACCGCGTCGTATGTAAAATCGTCTACAACGATAGGACCGGCAAACTGCGCTGGATATTCCGGCCGGATTACGAATATATACCGGTTTATAGCGAAGACGATTTCGAGGATTTGCTCGCGGCTCATTTTATTAAAGGCGTTAAATACGAAAAGAACGAGGAAGAAATCGCAGCAATCCGCAAGCAAACGTTCACGCTCGAAAATGGCCGGGCATACGTCGAGGAGGCGATTTATCGCGAAAGTGATTTAGCTTTGCTCGAAACTTTGCAAGAGAAGACGCCGCTCGGGCTGGATTTTATACCGGTACAGGAATTTCCGGTTAATGAGGTGTTGGGCGACCATTCCGGAGATTCTGAAATTGCGGCCTTGCAGGAACAAAACGATATCCTAAATCAGATGAACGAGGACGCTATCGACAGTTTAAAATTCGATATGTATGGCATATGGGCGGTAACTAATGCAGCGCCAGGAGCAGCCGAAGGACTTGAAATAGCGCCCGGCGGTTTGGCGGAAATACAGTCCGAGGGCGATCAAAAGGCGGCCGACTTAAAGAAGGTCGAAAGCTCGTTTCAGTACAAGGACGCGTTCAAAGATCAATACGCGCGAGTAAAAGGCGCAATGCATGAGATAAGCGGATTACCGCAAATCGTACCGCAAGAATTAAATTTCGGAGGATTAAACGGCGAAGCCTTGCAAGTATTATTCCACGATATCATAACCGACACCGAGGAGCATTGGCTATCGTGGGGCTATAATCTCGCAGAATTGCATGAGAAATCAATCCGCTATTTGCAGGCGCGAACGGGCAGACGTAGCTTCTCGTATGACCGAGACGTCGTTAATTCGATAGGCGATAATTACGCGAACGAAATCCGGTTTAATTTACCATTGCCGGATAACCGTAAGGAACTCGTTGAACTTCTCGAAATGGAGACGATAGCGGGCTTTGAGTCGATTAAAGGCGCAATGGAGCGCTTAGGCGTCGAGAATATACAGGCTAAGACGCAAGAAATCGAGAGCGAGCGAAGTCGCAGGCGAAATAGCAGCGTAGCATCATACGGCGAAGAAGTAGAAGGGGGTGAGGCTGATGGCGAATAAACCTCATTACTCGAAAGAGCCTTATTATATCGCCGGCGGAGGCGCAGGAGAGCCGGGTAAATCGGCGTATGAAATCGCAGTAGAACACGGCTTTGTAGGCTCGGAG